GATCCAAACATCGCGGACTGCTTGACAGTTAAAATCAAATACCCTAAAGGAGTGTAAACATGGCAATCACATACACATGGGCCGTAACAGGCATGAAAGTTACCAATGTGGGAACAGAAACCAACTACGTTGTTCAAACGTACTGGACAAAAACCGGCACGGATGAGAACGGCAACACTGGCGTGTTCAGTGGCGCAACACCTTTTACCGCCAATCCAGATCAAACCGACTTCATACCTTACGACGAACTAACGCAAGAAATTGTGCTGGGCTGGATTCAGCCTGTTGTAACCGGCAGTTACGAAGAGCATGTCAATGCACAGATTGCCAAGCAGATAGCGGATAAAATTGACCCCGTAACAGAACCCGCTTTACCTTGGGCTCCCCCAACCCCACCAACCCCAACCCCAACTCCATAAGGAAAACAAATGAACGACAAAATCAACATCGGCGAAGTAACCATTACCGAATTCAACGTAATCATGAAGCAGTTGTCTGTTGGTCAGCTTGGCGAGTGCATTGACCTGTTTATGAAATTGAGCAAGTTGGGTCAAGAATTTCAAGCAGCACAGCAATCAGGGACTAGAGCAGTACCACCCCCAGCAGTATAAGGAGCAGCCATGAGCAGCACATATTCCAACAGTTTGCGGATTGAGCTTATTGGCTCGGGCGACCAAGCCGGTACATGGGGTCAGACCACCGACAACAACTTTGCTTACATTTTTGATACTGCTATTGCGGGAATCAACACAGTAACCATCTCATCTGCTGCTCAAGCTCTGACCTATGTAAACGGGCCGACATCTTCTTCGTCCCTGAACCAGTCAATCTACGCCATTTTGAAACTCAACAGTGCGGCTGCGGCATCTGCCATTTATGCTCCACCTGTATCTAAGCAGTACATCATTTGGAACAACAGTAGCTTCACAATCACGATATACAACTCTACGGTCATCGGTAACACAACTGCTGCCGGTGCGGGGGTTGCTATTGCGGCTGGCAATAAAGTCATGGTCTGGTCGGACGGGACAAATTTCTTTGATATCCAAGCTCAAAACTTAACCGGCACACTTGCTATCGCGAACGGCGGTACAGGACAAACCTCAGCCAACGCTGCGTTCAATGCCTTGGCCCCAGCACAAACAAACAACCGACTACTTAGATCAAACGGCACAAACACATCATTTGCTCAAGCTGTATTGACTACAGACGTTACGGGAACCCTGCCTGTTGCAAATGGCGGCACTGGGGTGACTTCTTCTACCGGCTCGGGCAGCGTTGTTTTGTCTACAAGCCCCACACTTGTTACCCCTCTCCTTGGCACACCAACATCTGGGAACCTTGCAAACTGCACCTTTCCAACACTCAATCAAAACACAACTGGAACTGCTGCGGGTTTATCCTCTACATTGGTAGTAGGTTCAGGTGGTACAGGCGCTACCACTTTTTCTTCTGGAGCACTGCTCAAAGGCGCGGGAACTTCAGCAATTACAACTGCAAGCGCAGCAGACATTGTTGGTCAAATTGGAGCCACTGCGGTTACAAACGCCACGAACGCAACCAACGCTACAACAGCGGCATCATGCTCAGGTAACGCGGCAACCGCTACAAGCCCACAATCGGGCGGATCGTTCATTACGTCTAGCAACATTGCCAGTCAGACAGTAGCAGCATGTACAGGAAATGCTGCCACTGCGACCAACCCTCAAAGCGGCGGTTCATTTATTACCTCTAGCAATATTGCTAGTCAGTCAGTAAGTTTTGCAACAACCTCAACAAATGCTACCAATGCTACCAACGCTACAAACGCAACAAATGCTACCAATGCAACAACCGCAGCATCATGTTCAGGCAATGCAGCAACAGCCACAAACCCACAGTCGGGTGGCTCATTTATTACATCTAGCAATATTGCTAGTCAGTCAGTAGCTTCTGCCGTTAACGCAACTAATGCAACCAACGCTACAAACGCAACAACTGCCACAAACCTTTCAACAGCATCAGGTTCAGCGCCATCATATTCAGCTAGAGCTTGGGTAAACTTTCAAGGCCAAAGCTTTACGGTTATTCGTGCAAGCGGGAATGTAAGTTCTGTTTCCTACAATGGAGTAGGAGATTACACAATAAACTTTGCAACAGCTATGCAAGATACATTGTATGCTGTTGTTGGTTCAGCTTGGTATCCCGGCGCAGTACAAGCACTTTTTTCCGGCAATAGCACTGGTGGTACATACACAACATCAGCGGTTCAAGTTGCTGTGGCTAATTCAGTAAATGGTGCAGCACTTGATTCCAACATTATAAATGCTTCAATCTTTCGTTAAGGAAAAACTATGACACAAGTAATTATTTATCCAAACAACGAAGGTTGGTTAACCGTCGTTAGCCCTGCCCCTGAGTGCGGTTTATCTATTGAGGAGATTGCCCGTAAGGACGTACCCGCAGGTAAACCGTATCACATCATCAACGTAGATCAGCTTCCACAAGACAGTATGTTCTTTAACGCATGGGAGGCGGACTTCACCAACGCAGTAGGCCGAGGGATTGGCGCAGACGCATGGTTTGCAGAGCAAGCCGCCAAGAAAGAAAAGGAGCAAGCATGATTACCATCAACGTAACCAAAGCCAAAACCATAGCCCACAACGTGCGCCGTGCTGCCCGAACTGAAGAGTTCAAGCCCTATGACGAAGCTATTGCTAAGCAAATTCCCGGTCAAATCGACGGCGCTGAAGCGGCAAGGGCTGTAATTAGAGCCAAATATGCAGCGATGCAAACTGCTATTGACGCAGCTTCAACAGTAGACGAAATCAAGGCAGCGATGCCGCAGAGTTAAAAATTGACCCGATCTCCATCCTCTTCGCTGCAAATGCCTGTGTCGCTGCAATCAAGCAGGGGTGTAAGCTTTACAAAGACGCTAAAACGTCTTTTATGGAGATCAAGAAGACTGTTGATGAAGTTGTTACAGATGTTAAAGCAGTCAGAGGATTCTGGGCAAAGCTCTTCGGGTCAGCGCCAGCCGCCCAAGCCAAGCCTGTGGCGAAAAAGAAGGAAGCCTACGTTGCCGTTGACGAAACCCAAGTCATGGCAGACATCGTTACTCAGCTTTCGACTTTCTTTAAGTTGCAAGAACAGCTTGCTGAACACATAAGGGAAGAGGAAGAGAAGAGCAAAACGGTTTTTGACCCCGATGCCAACTTGATGGAAGCCGCCCTGAAGCGGGTAATGGCTCAAGACCAGATGGCAGCGTTGGAGGTGGAGATAAGAGAGGCGATGGTGTACGGCGCTCCTAAAGAGATGGGGGCTTTGTATAGCAAAGTCTTTGAAATGCGGGATGTAATCAAGGCAGAGCAGGATAAAGCAAGGAAGAAACGGGATGACGACTCATGGCAACGCAAGGAAAAGGAGCGCCTTACAAGCGAAAAGCAAGCGTACCTACTAGCGACTTTTCTTTTCCTTCTGTACCTGTGGCTCCTCCTCGGCCTCTTAAGCAGGATTGGGAAAATATAATGGGTTGGATTGCTGCTTGTGTGCTTGTGGGTATGCTCCTACCCTTATTGGGTATGTTGTACATAGACGTGCTGCAAACCAAAAAAGAAGCCCAGACGCAGATTGAAAAGATGGAAAAAATACGTAAAGAACTTGAAAGGGAAAAACGTGACAAGACATGAACTTTCACTGTTGGCGCTGACTGTTTGCGTTGGCATCCTCTGCGGCTTGCTGACTGGGTGCGACGACCGTTTTCGTTACCCCTGCCAAAATCCAACAAATTGGAATAACGTTGAATGCAAGCCCCCAATCTGTACTGCTACGGGTACATGCCCAGAGCAGCTTATTAAACCTGAGCAGGAGAAGAAATGATGCCTACTGTTGGATACAAACCAAACAACCGCTTGACCGCAGAAGAGATTGAAGTCCGTGTATGGGCTTTTGTAATTGTCGTTTTGGTGACCATCCTGCTTGGCGCAATGGTGGCGTTCCTGTACTCTGTGACCTACGTCACTCAGCCTATGGCGGGTATGGCTCCTATTGACAAGATATACACCCAGCAGATTTCTACCATCATGGTGTTTATCACTGGCGTTCTTGGCGGCGTGGCTGGCAGGTCTGGTATTAAAGCCGTAGCCAATGCAGTTGCCAAAGCCGAGGCCAACGATAACGATGAGCCACCAAAGCCATGAGTCTGTTTAATCCGTATGTCTTGCTTGGCATTGTTCTGGCGGTGTTGGGTAGCTTTGGTGTTGGGTATTACAGCGGTGAGCAAAATGAATACGAGCGCCAGCAACTTGAGATTGCTCGTTTAAACGAACAGGCGCGGCAAACAGAACGGCGTATGGGTGAAGTTGCTCAAACATATGCTCAAACATTAAGGAAGGCCAACAATGTTGCAAAAGTTAAAGAAGATAAGCTGCGTACTGATATTGCCTCTGGCGAGCGCAAGCTGTTCATTCCTGTCAAAGCCCCCGAGTGCGCCGTATCAGCCACCGCAGATCCCCCCGCTGCCTCTGGAAATACAGAAACAAGAGCCGAGCTTGACCCAAGAACTGCTCAATCTCTTATCGATCTCACCAGCCGGGGAGACCAAGCCATCCGCAGCCTCAACGCCTGCATTGACCAATACGACCAAATGAGGAACATTAAATGAACCTGACAGCAAACTTTTCACTACACGAACTGACCAAATCAGAGACAGCTTTGCGTATGGGTTTTGACAATACCCCCGGCGAAGCCGAGATCGCCGCTTTAAAGCTATTGGCTGAGAAAGTTCTTCAGCCCGTGCGTGACCATTTCGGTAAGGGTGTCAAGTGTAATTCTGGGTTCCGCAGTGCCGAAAGTAATGCAGCAGTCGGAGGATCTCGTACCTCAGACCATGTCAAGGGCCAAGCAGCCGATATTGAGATACCCGGAGTGCCAAACGCAGAGCTTGCCCAATGGATCATGGATAACTTAGAATACACACAACTCATCCTTGAGTTTTACACCCCCGGCATACCTGATAGTGGTTGGGTGCATGTGTCTTACGACCCGAACAACCTGAAGAAGCAGGAGTTGACCGCCATGAAAGTAGCTGGTAAAACCCAATACGTTCCCGGTCTTGTAGCCTAACATGCCCTTACAAAAACTCGCTCTTCGTCCCGGTGTAAACAGAGAGAACACCTCTTACGCCAATGAGGGCGGGTATTACGCATCCAACAAAATTCGCTTTCGCTCGGGTATGCCCGAGAAGATTGGCGGTTGGACAGCCGATACAGGAATAAACCTTTCCGCGCTAAAACCAACCACAGGTAAGGTTTGGGGCGTTTGCCGAGCGCTATGGAATTGGATTAACTTGGCAGGCTACAACCTGTTGGCTCTTGGTACAAACTTAAAATACTACATCCAGAACGGTACAAACGGTTACTACTACGACGTAACACCAATACGTACGACAACAGCCGCTGGTGAAGTTACTTTTGCCGCATCAACTGGCTCGGCAGTAATTACAGTCACTGATGTAGGACACGGCGCTCAAACTGGTGACTTTGTGACTTTCAGTGGAGCAGTCTCTTTGGGCGGCAACATCACTGCCGCTATCCTTAATGCTGAGTTTCAGATAACGTATTTAACAAGCGACACCTACACCATCACAGCTTCAGTTCTAGCAAGTGCAGGTGACTCAGGAAATGGCGGCGCATCTGTTATTGGCGCTTATCAGGTCACTTCGGGTAACGATGTCTTTACCCAGAACGTAGGTTGGGGCGCGGGTACTTGGGGCGGCTTTATTCCGGGTACGGCAACAAACCAACTCAATGGGGCTATAAATAATTCCGTCACAACTATCACGGTAGATAGCACAACTTCGTTTTCAGCGGCGGGAAACATCTTAATTGACTCTGAAAACATATCTTATACAAGTAAAAATTCAACTCAATTCTTGGGTTGTACCCGAGGACTAAGTGGTACAGGCTCAGGCGCAGCCGCCTCTCATGCTGACAACGCAGCAGTTATTCAGTCCACCACATTCACTGGGTGGGGTGACCCCGCTCCTGCTGGTCAAGGTATTGGAGAGCAGCTTCGTTTATGGAGCCAGTCAACCTTTGGCGAGGACTTAATTTTTAACCCCCGTGGTGGCGCACTGTATTACTGGGCAAACGCTGCGTCAACAAATACATTTAACAGGGGTCAACTTCTTGGCCCAAGCGCATCAATTGTTACCAAATATGGAACTGTAACTACGGATTCCTCATGCCCAATAGTTGCCAACTTTGTTATGGTGTCCGATGCCTCAAGGTTTGTCCTTGCATTTGGTGTTAATGACTATCCCGGAACGCCCGGAGCAACTATCCAAGACCCCATGCTTATTCGTTGGTCTGACCAAGAAAGTTTTGTTACATGGTTTCCAGCTATTACAAACCAAGCAGGTAGCTACACTTTAAGTGACGGCTCACAAATAGTTACAGCCAAACAGACCCGTCAAGAAATTTTGGTATTGACTGATTCTGCCATTTACTCCATGCAATACCTCGGCCCACCCTACGTTTGGAGCTTCCAAATTCTGGGCAACAACATATCTATTGCTGGGCCAAATGCAATAGCGACTGCTAACAACATAACGTATTGGATGGGTACGGACAAGTTCTATATGTACTCCGGTCGCGTTCAAACGCTTCCATCCACCCTGCGCGAGTATGTGTATAACGACATCAACCTTGAGCAGTCATTCCAGTTTATGGCGGGTACTAACGAGGGTTATAACGAAGTGTGGTGGCAGTACTGCTCTGCTGGGTCTAACGTGATTGACCGCTACGTTATATACAACCATCTGGACAACGTCTGGTACTACGGCGACTGGGTTAACTACACCGGCACTGCATTCCAAGGCAGAACCGCTTGGCTTGATAGCGCCTTACGTGCATACCCAATGGCAGCTACATACGGCGCGGCTGGCGGCAATGCAAACACATTGCTTGTGTACCATGAGGACGGCGTTGACGACGGCGTAGTTAATCCACCAAATCCTATTGTTTCCTCAGTTACTTCATCTGATTTTGACATCGGGGACGGACATAACTTCGGGTTTGTGTGGCGTTTAATTCCCGACTTAACCTTTGATGGTTCTAGCGTAAACGGGCCGACTGCTATGTTTACGGTACTCCCCCGTGCCAACCCCGGAGCGAACTACGGCCCATCAAATGACCCGTCTGTGGTCAGTGCGCAGAACTACCAGAACCAAAGAACCTATGCAATTCAGCAGTTTACACAGCAGGTGTATGTCAGGATTCGTGGTCGGCAGATGGCGTTCCAAGTAAGTTCAGACGCAATCGGTGTTCAGTGGCAGTTGGGTGTACCACGAATTGACATCAGACCTGACGGTAGGAGATAGGCATGGGTTTAAAAAACGTAGTCCAGCCACGCTTACCAGCAGCCCCCGAGCAGTATGATCGACAGTATATGGAGCAGCTTCTTAACGTGCTGCGCTTGTACTTTACCCAACTGGACAACGCTTCCCCCGCTGTGTTTGCGTCTCAAGGCGTTGGAACTACCGCTGTCGTAACCGCATTAACCTGCGCTCAACCTGACCTAACAACTCCCGGCGCGACCAAAATCAGCCTGCCAACCCAAGCCGATCTTGCCAATCTCAGAGCGGGTGATATTTACTACGACACTACTGCTGGCAATGTTCTAAAGATCAAAGTGTAGTTGTCCAAAAATGCCCAACATGATACGATCAACCACCCCCCATTTAAAGAGGCAAAAATGAGCCTACAGCTTGCAGCCCAACACCTTTCCAGCACTGGGCGTGGTAACGATTCCACGCTTGTACACATGTCGCCCCGAGAGGTTAAAAGCCTTAATGATTTGGCGATGGCGCATGGCGGGCAATTAACCATTAATCCACAAACAGGCTTACCCGAAGCTGGCTTTCTTGAGTCTATCCTGCCTATGGTGGCTGGCGCAGCTTTAACTGCTACTGGTGTCGGCGCTCCTATGGCTGCTTTGATGGTTGGCGGCGGCATGACGCTTATGACAGGCAGTTTGCAAAAAGGCTTGATGGCTGGTTTGGGCGCTTACGGTGGCGTC